CGACCGACAATAACCGGCGCAAACTCCGTGCGGTGATAAGCGCAATCAACGGGGATCCCTCCAACGGCGTGGTGATCTGCTCGGACCGCGAGGACGGCGGGCTGTTCATGAACGGGTCAGACGCGGAGGACATCGAAAAACATTGTCACTTCATCGCGCAGGAAGAGGCGCAGGCCATGAGTACGCTAGAGAAGGTACACGCTTACAAGAGCAAGGTGAACAAACTCTACGGCTCCGAGGTGCTGAATCCGCAGCCGGGTCAGGGGAGGTTGTTATAGATGGCACAATACAGAGCGTTGCATACCAAAATAACGCAGTCCTTCGACTTCAACGAAATGCCGGATGATTTCACCCGCTTGATGTGGGCGCTGATGCCGTTGGCGTTGGATAGCGAGGGGCGCGGGATTTACAACTCATCCTGGTTGCGCTCGAAGTTATTCCCACTCCGCGAGGACGTGACTGCAAAACAGATCATGTCCGCTATGGATTGGATTGTTGATCGCGGGATGATTGTCAAGTATGAGGTGGACGGGAGGCAATACTTCTATTCGCCGACTTTCAAGAGTTACCAACGCGGGCTGGAGAAGGAAACAAAAAGCGTTTTACCAGCGCCGGAATTAGGCGAGAGTAACTCCGTACCTACTCCAGACCTACTCCAGAGTAACTCCAGACCTACTCCAGAGTTAGGCGAGAGTAACTCTCCCTCTAACAAAACGGAACTTAACGGAACTAAAGGAAACGCAGACGGAAGCGTTTTACAGCCTCCTGCTCCTGCTTTTCAATTCTCGCAAGGATGGCAGACACGGGTATTCACGAAAGTGACGAACATATCCGGTATTCCAGGCTCTGACATGCCAAAAGTCATGGAGGCGTTGGATTCTTTGCGGTCAAAGTTTACATCCGAAGCGGAGTTGATTACCTACCTCACCCCCTACTTTGAGAGCTGGCTCACCCGCAAGACGAAAGACGGGCGCAGGTACTCGAAGTCAAATTGCGCTTGGCTGTATGACATGGCACTCGCGGAGGACACCATCACCGCGCCGAAATTGGATCGCGTTATGGAGGTGTTTCACGCGCCGAAGTACGACCCTGATTGCGAGCGGTGTCACGGCAAGGGGAAATACATGTCCGAGAAGTCTGGGCGGTACGTGGAGTGCGATTGTTTGAAAGTCTACGAGGAGGTGGAGGCGTGACCGCACTTTTCGAAGTAATCATGGTACGCGACCTTTTGATCCGCGAACTCAACGCCGGATTTTACGACGGCGAGGCGTGGGATGCGCTGTACATCATGGCACGGGATAACGGCTGTCCGGAGATCGCGCGGCAGGTCATGAGGTACATCGAACACTACGGAGACGGGGCATGATGGAATTATCCAGCGACTTCACCGTCTACGCCGTGATTAGATGATTATTCAACAAAGGAGAGGCAAATTATGAAACCAGAAGACCGCAAGAGATTAAAGCAGCATAAGGATGACACCTGCCCTGAATGTGGCGGCTGCGGTGAAGTTGCCGGCGCGTATTATTCCGGGGACGGGATTACGACCTGCGATAGGTGCGGCGGAAAGGGGACGATATGAGCGAAGGCAGATTGAACGTTTGCGATTATTGGGGCTGTGATAATCCAATTGCGCCTAACGAGAAAAATATTCAAACCGGAATGCGTTTTTGCGAATCTCACCAGTCAGAAATTGAAAAATTATTTGAAACTGGAAATGTTATGGGGGTGTTGTCGTTCTGGGTAAAAGCAAGCGGCGGAGCGAAGAAAATGGTACATACTCCAGCCGGCGTTTATCAGAGCCACGAAAAGGCAACGAAAGGAAAAGACCTATGAGCACAGACATGACCTATGAAGAAGCGAACCCACCGATGCGAGAAAAGTATGTATGCAGTTACCAGGATGAAATTGGATGGGCGCTCGGTAAGGTTCAACAATATGCAAGAGAGAATGGGCTTCTCATGTATGTAATCCGAAAGAACGGGTTTTACTACATGACGGATATGTACGTTCCAAGCGGTAAACGGGTAGCAATAGTTTACCCTGGCGGGCGAACAGAATTAGGATGTGCCTATGAAGGGAAAAGACAGACGAAAACGAGGAATAGGTGAACCGGTGATGGAATTATCCAGCAACTTCACGTTATACGCGATTATCTGGATTGTGGGATGTGTCGTTATAGCAGCCGGTATCGTGGCGCTGCTGGTCGGGCTGGTAATCGAGAGTGTAAAGAGGAGAGGATAGCGTGAGTAATTTAGGGATTGGCGCAATGCTTGGGTGGCTTAGCGGTAACGAGGAAACCGTCAAAGCGCACCTGAAAGCGCAAGGCAAGATTATTTCAGAGATTCAATTCTCCGAAAATGCGCTTGTTTTGAAGTTCGGAGATGGCGCTGGAATAAAGATATGGGATGACGGTCAGTCATGTTGCGAACATCGGTACATGACGACAAACGATGACCTGCCGTATTTCGTAGGGTCGAAATTCCTGAACGCGGAATTGCGTAACGCGCCAGAACAGGAGGACGGATGGGGCGTTCACGAGGTTCAATTCCTGCTTATCAACACGGACAAGGGAACTTTCACCATTGAGAGCCATAACGAACACAACGGCTATTATGGCGGGATTTGGATTGTTATTGAGGACTTACAGGAGACGAAATAATGTACCAAAAAATAATCATTGTTGGCAGGTTAGGCAAAGACCCAGAACAGCGTTTCACGAAAGAGGGCAAGGCAGTAACCTCTTTTAGCGTAGCCGTTGACGAGGGCAACGATAAAACGACATGGTTCAAGGTTACGGCGTGGGAGAAGTTAGCGGAGTTGTGCGCGCAGTACCTGGTCAAGGGGAAAACGGTGCTGGTCGAGGGGAAAGTGAGCGCGAGGGCTTGGGTGAACACAGACACGAATACACCGAAGGCAAGCCTAGAAATCACGGCGGGACTGGTGAAGTTTTTGAGCGGGAAAGAAACAAGCGAACCGCAGGACGCGCCGGATCAGGAATACCCGTTTTAGGAGGATGAGGATGATTGACCCATTTGTGGCTGAACGGGCGCAATCCAACTTTGACGAACTCGTGGAGCGCATCACGAAACTCGAAAAGCGCGTGGCGAAACTGGAGCGGGAAACCGCTCCGGCGAGCAAAAACCCGTCCGTTGGCGTGTACTACCGTGACGGGAAGCCGTGCAAGAGGAAGCCGAGGAACGAATGACCGCCATCACGCGCCTATCCAACGACCAGGGCGACCAGCGACCCGTGTTAGCGCGGGTGGAGTTACACCTCGGCGACTGCCTCGAAGTGATGAAATCCATACCCGACAAGTCGGTGGACGCGGTGATTACTGACCCGCCGTACGGGAATAATCTCGAATATGCGACTTATCAAGACACAAGGGAGTCGCTTGAAAGGTTAGTTCCGGCTTTTATGAGCGAGTGCTTGAGGGTTTCTAACAAGGTGATTGTTACGCCGGGGGTAGCAAACATTTATTTGTATCCAAAATATACGTGGATATTGTCTTGGGTAAACATGGCAGGCGTTGGGTCTACTTCTTGGGGATTTAGCTGTTGGCAACCCATTTTAGTGTATGGAAAAGACCCGTTTTTAGCCACAGGAAAAGGCAGGAGGGCAGATACGTTTATTCAAAAACTCAATCAGGTTGCTGATGTAAACCACCCATGCCCAAAACCAGACAATGTTATGCGCTGGATTATTGACAGAACCGTATTTGAAAACGACACCATCCTCGATCCCTTCATGGGTAGCGGTACAACGGGCGTGGCGTGTGTGCAGACGGGGCGCAACTTCATCGGGATTGAGATTGACCCGACTTACTACGCAATCGCTGAAAAGAGAATCAAGGATGCACAGATGCAGTTGAGGCTACCGCTATGACAATAATTCGATTGCAGGATAACGAGTTCAGCAAAACACCGAAGTTGGCGCGGGTGTACCAGGTGAGCAACGAGGCTGACGAGGCGAAGGCGATTGAGCATTACACGAGCCGGCATGACCGCGTGCCGGAGAGGGTGTTCGTGTGGCGTGGGACGATGTATATTCCGGTTAGGGAGGGTGAAAAATGAGCGAACAGTACAAGTGCAACAAATGCGGGTACGTGTTTGACATGTCGGACATGATGTGTTCGGAATGTGGGGACGGTTTTCTTGAACCCCTCCGCTGGACGAAAGGCGGTGACGGTTCTCATTGGGAAGGTTGTGAAGATGTGCATTGGGATTGCAGGATTGCACAACTAGAGAATGCCGTGAGAACGCTGGCTGACAAATTGCTTGTGTCTCCTACAGGATACATGTCAATACAGAAATATAACGAATTGGTGAAAATGGTAAAGAAAGTTCTGCGCATCGATGATTTCGTTGGAGACAGCGACCATGAACACGATGACCGCATATTGTAATTCTCGTAATCCGTCTCTTTTACGCGAATTTGACGGGTTAGGAAATTGTATCCTACAGGAGACAAAATGAGCGAACTCGATAAAGCAACAATTGATTTCATTACAGACCCCAATGAGTTAAGGTTTCATGCTGAAAATCCGATAGAGGAAGATGGGCGAATACACGTTACGCCAGAATTATTGTTTGCGATTGCCGACAGGATTGACGGGTTACGCGCCGAACTCGCCCGCCTTCAAGAAAAACTTCACGATGAAATGAGCCAACTTGAAATTGCAACAGACTTGGGGAACAAGCGGTGGGTTGCATTGAACGACATTTATGAGAATGGCGAAAAACATAATACCAACTGGTGCAAGCGAAAAGCGCAGGAAGGATTAGGTATCAAATGAGTGAGGTACAAGATATCATTGATGAATTTAATATGTGTATTGAGCACGGTGCAAAACCGAGAATTACTACAGAAGAGACAAAACGATTAATCAATGAGGTGGAAAAACTACAAAAAATCGTACTCAATTTGTCTGAATATCACGGGAGTGCAGAAAAAACAATTAAAAAATTAAACTCTGATGTTGAAAAATGGAGAAATACCGCTTTGCAATCGTCGAATAATCACGGTCAGGCGCGAAACAAAGTAGCCCACTTGGAAGCAGACTACATCATATCTAATAGGGAACTACTTATCAAACAGGTAGAAATAGACCGCCTGACCGCAGAACTGGCGGAGTTGCGAGAGCGGTTTGAGGTTACGGATGATTTACTCAATCAGGCAACCGTGACAATCGGAGCGGTAATCGCCTGTTGCACCTACAACAGCAACGAAGATGCGAAGATTGGCATTTACGGAATATCGCCGGATGCATTCACTAGGATTGACCAGTTTATCACCAATTACAACCGTGCTGTTTCAGCCGGCAAAGTCAGCGTGGATGTAAAACCAGTCAAGCGTGAATCTTATTTTGATTACTGTGGAAGGTGCGGAAAAAAAAGAGAGATTGTTGATGGCTACACAAATTTTGGTAGTCCGTATGATGCTGAACCACCAGAGCCAGTAAATATTTGCGCGAAATGTGTAGAGGAAGAAGTAAAAATGTGGATTGCGTTAGATACAATGCCAGCCCATTGGATACGGGCAAACTACGAAACAAAATTAGCTGAAATTTTGGGTTTTGAGTGGGTTTATCCACCAGGATGCTCATGGGGGGCGTGGCAACGCATAGAGGGAAGGTTGAATAAATGATTACCAAAAAGCCATCAATAACATACGAGATACATAGCAAAGACGGAAAAGACCGTCGGGTGGTTACTGTTGAAAAACCGACAATGGCATATTTTTTAGTGTTTGAGCTAATAAAATTTAGGCGATTGCCGGCAGAATTCCCAGATTTAGGAATAACCGTATTAAAGGCAGAGGATAAATGAAACCAGAAGACCGCAAGCGACTAAAGCATCATATTGAAATGATAGTTGAGCATAAAACGCCAATAGAAGAATTGGAAGACATGAACCGCAAACTGCGCCTTGAACTGCACACGTTGCGCTTCAAAGAGTCACAGGAACAGAGATTCATTTGGTGGGTGTATAACGTGTATTCCAAAAATGTTTGTGACCTAATTTATGAGATCATGGGCGCAACAACCTACGACACAGAAGGCGAAGCCAAAGAAGGTAAATATGGCTTACCGAAACACTGTTTCGACCTAATCAAGAGAATTGACGAGTACACAGAGCATATTTACGACGGTACTTATTTGGATGTCGAAATCAAAACATCAACAGATAATAACAAAAGAAAAGAGGAAAAATGAATAAATCAATGGCGTGTCCTTTTTGTGGCATGAAAGACGAAGCTTGTTATGTAAACGGATTGAATGGGTCAAGCGTTTTTCAATGTCAATGGTGTGGTGCGCAATGCAATAGCCAGGATGATTGGGAAACCAGACCGCTTGAAGAATCTCTTCGTGATAAAAACGAAATTCTACAATCGAAACTTGCGCGAGAGCACCAGGTATCAGACGCGCTTTACCTGCTTTTAGTTGACGACCCGAATACAAAACTTAAGGCAGACCAGATATTAATTAATATATTTGGCAAGTGCGAACCTTCACCTTCTGATGTTTCAATGACACAGGATGTTTTAATGGATATTAAAAAGGAGGAATGATGCCAAACAACGAGTTAGAAATAGGTGCGAGTTACGAAGTGCTGCAAAGGTACACGTGCAAGAACCGCGTTACTAAAGCCAAAATCAAGATGGTTCGAATAAAGTACATTGTTTCCGGAAAGGATGTCGGGCGAGGCACTTATCTAACCTGCCTTGACCATAACGAAACCAGGCATTGCCAGAACAAGACGGAGGCGTTGTACCAGATGCGCCAACCGTGGGTATGGTGTGACGGGTGTGCTCAAATTCATTTCCATATCGAATGGCAAAATCAGTTGCATCACGGAGTGGAGGACAAGAATTATGACTGACCAGAACACTAATCCTGATTATTATAAAGACGAACTGTATCTTGACGAAGATTTCCGTATGCTTGCCAAAACATATCCGGCTGATGTTAGTGCAATTGGGGTAACGACATTGATTGATTATGTGGAGGCGGTAGAAGCCGAACTCGCCCGCCGGACTAAAGAAATGCATTATGCAAACACAGTGTGTATGGAGCAGAGACAGGAACTCGCCCGCCGTGACGAGGAGCTGGCGTTAACCGAGAAAAAACTATGCAACATTGACAGGTCAGCGAGGGAAGAGATAGCCCGCCGTGACGAGATTATCACAAGGCTGAAAGAGGATGGGGAGAGGTTGGTGAAACACTTTGTTGTTGTTGACCCAGATGATGGAATAAACGAGTGTATTCAATGCAACGGCAGTGACTATTTACAGGAAAACAACGTACTAGTTCACATGCCCGATTGCCCCATCACCCTACACCGTGCGCTGATGAAGGAACTTAATCAAACAGGAGAATTGAAATGAAAAGATTTGTAGAGAAGTTTATGTTTTGGTTCGTGTGGAAACTGCCCCATTCGTTGATTTACTATTGTGCTTTGAGAGCCGCCGCTAATGCTACGTGCGGTGAGTTTGGCAACAAAACGCCAGAGGAAGTAAGCATTATGGATATGATAAACGCTTGGGGCAAGAAACGTGGAGGGGATAAATCATTCCGTGCGCTGATGAAGGAGTTGAAGGCTGACTGATGGAATTGACAGGTTACGGCGTGATACCGGCGGTACTCGTCGGGCTGGTGATACTCATTGTGGCGATAAGGAGCGAGAAATGAGCGACAAAAGAGTAAGAATTTTTTCAACTGGAATGGAGTATGACGATTGGGTAGACCACAATTGTCGGCGGTGCAAAAAATTTAACCAAGACGAATCCAGTAAAGAAGCGTGTGAAATTGACTATGAATTTGGGAGCGCTCTATTCGGTGACGGGACGATTGATTACGATATTGCCGCTCGCTCGGGATATCCGGTTGATGACCCAGATTTCATCGATTATAGATTTGTCTGTGTTGAAAGAGATGACAAATGACAACAACGATAACTTTTCTGTTTAGGGCGTGCGAGATACCACATCACCCTCTCGGGATGTTTCCGTTTGTACTAATTCCGTTTCGTGTGACTTGCTCGGCGTGCTGAAATGTGCAATATGTCTTGGGGCGGGGAAACCTGTTGTGAGTTGGTGGAGGGTCTGTGGTAGGGATTGCCGGACAGATAGCAATGGGGTATGCGAAGCACAAGACAGAGCGGTGAATAAACGCCCGAATAAACCGCAACTATTATCCTACAGGAGATAAAAATGGAAAAAAAGTTAATAAAACAAATTATCTTGGCAGGCGTGGTGATCGCCGGATTGTGCGCGGCGGCGGGAAAGGGTGACGATGAGCAGCCTTGAGGACATTCTCGCTTTAGAGTTACGCGCCGCTGGTGTACCCGAGCCGAAACGGCAGTACCGCTTCCACGCGTCCCGCCGCTGGCTGGCTGATTTTTGCTGGACTTGTGAGCGCCTTATTGTGGAGGTGAACGGGATGACACATGTTGCGTCGAGAGGACACACGAGTTACGCGGGGATCCACAGGGACTACGAGAAGGCGAACGGAGCGCAGGACATGGGCTACAGGTACTACCAGTTTGACCGTGAAATGATCGAGGACGGCACGGCGGTCAAGATGATCTGTGACTATCTTGGGAGGTGTGAGGGATGACTGACTATTCAGGATGGACTGACGAACAGGTGAACGAGGCGATATTACACAAACTCGGCTGGAAATCTCATGGTTGTGATTGGTGTACTTCGTTACATTGGTTTTCACCAGAGGGGTTCATAGCGACTCCTCCCGACTACACCCACTCATGGGAGTTATGCGGGGAACTGCTGGAAGAGTTTGACAAGTGGAGAAGCGCTGGCGTGTTTTTCGACCCACGAGGGAAATGGCAATCGTTTTTTGTTGAGATACCAGACCAGGGTTACTCGTGGTTTGAAGCCGATACCCCTCAACGCGCAATCTGTGAGGCGTGGCTGGCGTGGAAGGAGCAGGGATGACTGACTTCGAAACCATGCTTGACTTCTTTTCACCAGACGTTGATTACGTTCACACGTTTTGCGCTGAATGTGGAACCCCGCTATCCGTGAATAATCACGCAACGAAAAGACCCTTGTGTGAGGATTGCAAGCGGGAGGCAAAGCAGGAAACGGAGCGCAAGAAGTACGCGAAAAAGGCAATCATCCCGAACAGGTACGGCGACCCTACGGTAGACCTGGTTTACGCGGTGATCAATCAGGCGCTGGATGATAGGGACTGGAAGCGCAGATTCAACCCGGACGGTCACGAGTTGAGCCTGGTAGATTGTGGAGCGCGTGAGTTCATCGAGGACGGCGGTGTGGAGTTGTGGCTGGCGGCGCTGGGTATAGGATTGCAGCCGAGTTTGGCGCGGGCGGTGAGGGAGGCTGAATGAAGTGCATTGGTGGACCACTTCACGGGCAAGATTACCAGTTGCGACCTGGTGCGAGTCACTTGCATATTCCGATTGAGCATACAAACAGGCATCCGAAACAATGGAACTGGTGGATAACGGACGGAGTTTACGAGAGGCGCAGGGTAGTATCAAAAACGCGCGGGGAATATGAGTACCTTCAATTTGTGTTTGGTTATTACTACCCACCCGAATATTACGGAGGCTGAATGACGGAAGTTGAAAAATGCGAACTCAAGTTTGACATGGACTTGGTAATGGCTGCCCTCCCTGAAACACACAGGAGGGCAGCGCTCCTGTTTATGAGGGGGTACACGCAGAAAGAGGTGGCTGACGCGTTGGGGGTACACAAAAATACAATCTGCAACTGGATAAAGGAATTTAGGCTACTTTACAGGCAATTTTGTGATTAGTTGGCTATTTCGTGCCTTATAGATATTGAGGACATTATGCATCATAAATGCGTTTGCGGAAAAAACATCGTTGGAAAGAACGAGTTATGCGCTGAATGTCTATCTATCTACGGCGCTGATAGGGCGGAGTGGCCGGCATGGCTAAAATTCTACGTCAATGATATGAGACGTGAACTCCGCCAGGAGCGCCGTATTGACGAACACGAAATAACTTTTACGGACTTAGGAGTTTACTAAATGGACTTTTCAAGTGCTGTTGTGGCTGGAATACCGCTTGTTTTGGTCGTGATCGGATTGGTCGAATGGATCAAGCGACTTGGGTTATCCGGCACGGCGCTCAATGTCGTTGCGCTCCTCATCGGCTTGGGGCTGGGCGTGGCGTACCAATGCAGTATTGTCGTACCCGTTGACTTCGCGGGATGGTTCACAGCAGGCGTCTACGGCGTTGCGCTCGGACTCGTAGCATCCGGCATCTACGACGCTGGCAAGAGTATCATATCCGGCGGCGGGGTTGGATAGTTGACGGAGTATAAAAACCGCATCACCGGCTCGGGCGTAGAACCGCTTGACCAAATATTATTTAACCCGCGTAATTGGCGGGTGCATCCGCTTAACCAGCAGAACGCGCTAAAGGGCGTACTCGAAGAGGTTGGCTGGGTGCAGGAAGTAATCATCAACCAGCGCACGGGTCACCTGGTGGACGGGCATTTACGCTGTCAGTTAGCGGCGCGTGAGGGAGCGAAAACAATCCCGGTCAAATACGTGGACTTGAGTGAGGAGGAGGAGGCGCTTGTCCTCTCCACGCTTGACCCGATAGCCGCTATGGCTACCACAGACAAGCAGAAGTTAGACGAGTTATTTGCCAGCATCGAAACAGAGAACGCGGACGTGCTAAAGATGCTGGATGACATCGCGGAGAAGGAACGGCTGGAGTACGCCAAACGCGACCCCGTTGACGCTGAACCGCAGATTGACCGCGCCGCTGAACTCAACGAGAAGTGGCAGGTGAAGACAGGTGACCTGTGGCAGATTGGTGAGCATCGGTTACTTTGTGGTGACTCGACCAAGCGCGAGGACGTGGAGCGCGTGATGGCTGGGGAGAAGGCAACCATTATATTTACTGACCCGCCTTATGGTGTTTCTATTGGCGAAAAGAACCGTCTGTTAAATTCTTTCCAGCCTTCTGGAAAGAATTTAACAGACATCGAGTCAGACTCGGCATCGGAGCATGATTTGGGCGAGATGTTATTGACCGCGTTCAAACTAGCAAAGGAACAATTAACTGACGATGCGAGCGTTTTCGTGTGCAGTCCGCAAGGCGGGTCACTTGGACTGATGATGATGATGATGATGAACGCCGGTTTAGAGATAAGACACGTGCTTAACTGGGTGAAAAATAGCCCGACATTTTCACTCGGAAGGCTGGATTATGAATACCAGCATGAGCCTATTTTATTCACATGGAATAAGACTCACAAACGTTATAAGCGTGGATTTACAACGTCTTTATGGGCGGTTGATAAACCACGTCACTCTGCCGACCATCCAACGATGAAACCAGTTGAATTACCAACGAACGCTATTATGAACCATACCGACGAGGGCGATATATGTTACGAGCCTTTTATTGGCTCCGGCACGACAATGGTCGCGTGTCAGAACCTGAACCGGAAGTGCCGCGCCATTGAGATTTCACCAAACTACTGCGCGGTAATCCTTGAGCGGATGAGCACCGCGTTCCCTGAGTTGGAAATCAAGAGGCTGTAAATAATGTCATATAGCAAGAAGTCAATCATCGAAGCGTTGCACCGGACTCACGGCATGATATTCCTTGCCGCGAAGGAGATCGGTTGCGCTCCGGTGACGATTTACAGACATGCCGCGAAGGATAAAAAGATACAGGACATCATCGACTCATATCGCGGGCAGCTCATCGACAAGGCGGAACTAAAACTTGAGCAAGCCGTGTTGAATGGCGAGCCGTGGGCGCTGAACCTTGCGCTGAAGACCATCGGAAAACAGCGTGGTTACGTCGAGCGACAGGAGGTCACGGGGGCGGATGGTGCGCCTCAAAAGGTGGAGGTGGAGTATATCAACTCCCCGGTTAAGGCTGCCGGGCTATCACCCGAGCCAACTAGAGATCAGGAATAATCTTGGGCGGTTCAATGTCTTATGCAACGGGCGGCGCTGGGGCAAGGACATTTTACAGCGCAACGTGGCTATTGAGAACCTGCTACAAGGCAAGCGTCATGGGTGGTACGAGCCGGTTTACAAAGACACAATTGAAAACTGGGACTGGATTGTAAGCACATTAAAACCGATAACAAAAGACAAGAGCGAACAGGAAAAGCGGATTGAGACCACAACGGGAGGGATTATTGAGATGTGGTCGCTTGAGGACAAGGACGCGTCGAGAGGGCGTTATTACGATTACGTCACCATCAACGAAGCCGCTAAAATCCGACACCTTGAGTATTCATGGAACTATGTTATCCGCATGATTCTCATGGACACACAGGGAAGCGCCTTGATTTGTTCGACTCCGAGGGGGTATGGCTTTTTCCACTCGCTGTATGTGAGCGGGCAGGATAACCAGCGTAAAGAGTGGCGGAGTTGGCAGCGTTCTTCATGGGATAACCCATTTTTAGCGCGTGAGGAACTGGAAGAAGCGAGGCGCACGTTACCCGAAATCACCTACCGTCAAGAGATCATGGCGGAGTTTATCACAAGCGATGGCATGGTGTTCCGGCGGGTACACGACGCGGCATGCCTTGAACCGATTGAGCCGCAGCAGGGTCAGTACGTGGCGGGAGTGGACGTGGCGGCATCGGTGGATTACACGGTGATCACGGTACTCGACGCGAAGACGAAAGAGATGGTCGCCATTGACCGCTTCAACCGCGTGGATTACCCGGTGCTCGAGGACAGGATCGCGGCG